TTTGCCGTTGGCTCCCGCCGCCGGGCCTCCGCCCAGACCGGAACTGTACCAGCCGAAACTGCGCGGTGTGCTTGTTGATGCGATTCTGGTCATGCTGACTTTTCCCTCGCTGCCAGCCACAGGGCCGGGAGTAAATGCGTTCCCGTCCTCGTCATAAGCAATCGTGCCATTGACGTATTTCTGGACGCTATCATCTGTGTACTCACTCACAGCCGGATCACGTCCGGCACCGTCTCCGCCGGGGAGGCCGTCCTCACCGACGCCGCCGAACTGCTCCCCGGTGATGGGATCCGTGAATCCCCAATCGGGAGCAGACGCGCCCGCCGTAGTCATGCCGTGGAACACCGTATCCGTGCCGTCCGTGCCGGGGAGATCGTCCGGGCTAAATTCGGCGCCCTTGCCGCTTTTTCCGCAAGCATAGGCAAGGCTTTTCAACTGGGACACGTCGAGATCGCCCTCGACGATCCTGCCGCCCATGCCGCCCTTGCCGCCGGGACCGCCCTTGCCACCCAGCGCCAACGCGTAGCCGTCTACCCGATCCTCAAAAACCGGGTTCGTCCACGAGAACTTAGGCCCCGATTGGGTATCTTCGCCCTTTTCGCCGCAGCGACCGCCCTGCCCGGCGGAGATCATCACATAGTGGATCGTTGTGGTGCCTACTGGGATCTGGAACTCGCCGGAGCCGGTGAGGACAACCCGCTCGTCAAAATACTCCGCAGATTCCGGCTGTGCCGGGGTGAAGCCCACCAGTGCCTCCATGCTACTTTTAAGCGTCGCACTCATGGTGGTGTCCAAAGACTGGATACACGCAGAAACCATTTTCTTGTCATACGGATGATATACGCTTACAACATGGCCCGGTTTCTCGTGCCCGCTTACAATGTCATTGGTGATAGTTTCGCGGCACCGGTAATAGTCCGCAAGGCGCTTCGCCACGGCGTAGGAATTCACCAGAGATACCAGCGTGGCGTCTGTAACTGATTTGATGTTTTCCACAGCGCCAGCCGTAACAGGCTGCGTGATTAGGCGGGTGTTGTGGATATACGCCTTGCCAGTCAGTGCGCCAGTGCCAGCGGAGATCTTGGCGTAGTTTGCGCCACTTTCCAGAATGGTGAAGCCTGTCGCAGAAAGAGAGTGCATCGGCTCGGAGAATGTGATGATATCGCCATTCTGCGCCGTGCCGGAGAATAGCTCCTTTACCTCCGTTCCCGCAACGTATTGATGCTCCGTTACCGTCACGGCAGAGATGGGGTCGCTATACCCAACCTTTCCACCGCTCAAATACATTCTGTTGCCTTGAATCACAGACGCCGTTCCGTCCCACAGGGAATCAATGTGCAAAACGCCGTTTAGGTCGGTTGTCAAATATGCGCCAATTGCAAAAAGCACTTGCGCCAGGTTGTCCCTTGCGCTTTTGCCTTGCCCGTTTGTTTTCGGCTGGCAATACGGGAGCCAGCCGTATAGTTTAACGTTTGCAAAAACGCTCTTGACCACAACCGGAACCGCACCGCAAATATCGGGAATTACCTCAGAAACGGTTTGTCCTGTATAAATGCCGCCTTTATGCGGGATCGTTGCCAATAAACCGACCGCAGACCACGCTACGATTTTGTATGCTGTTGCGCCTGTCCGCTCAATCGACCTCAAATAGTAAGTCTGCATTGATGCGTCAGAATCGTTTTCCCAGAAACGAATAGCGTCATTCTTCTGAAATGCCATAATCGAAGGATCGTCGCATCGCACAACAACTGTCAGTGTATCGGCAGAAATACTCTCACAGCTTAATGACTGCTCTTGTGTGGGCGCAGCTTTTTCTATTCGAGAAGAATCAAACATCCAATTTTTGTAGGTGATCTTCATATCATTTCTCCGTAAACGCAAGCACCATGCCCGTCCAATATTCTGCAGCGTTCGTTCCGGTTCCTCTGTCGACGCCCTCCGGAGGATCGCACGTCATGTTTGCCGTGCGATAACCTCCGCTTTGGGTGTCGAAAAAATATACGCTCAGATTTCCACTGTACAGTTGCTCAAGCAATGTGTTCAGCTGTGTTTCCGTTAGAGGCATACACGTACAGGTAATAACTGCCTTGATTGCAAGTACGTCCTCCGTGAAACTGCCGTCCAGCATGTATCCCTCGTTTGGCCCCTTAATTTTCTTGTGTCCCACCTTGTAGCCGACCGGCGTAAAGTAGGATGTAAAATCAATTCCGTTGATTTTGATCGTTTTACTCATGCGCCGCTCCTTAATGTCTCCGCTGCATTGTAGGGAACCATCTTACGTGCCAAAACCGCGCCGTCAAGTTCTGTTGTCAGGTTAATTAAAATATTGCCGCTGCCAGATGCCAGTGCGCTCACGCCAGACGCAATAGAGTTCCCAATTGCTGCGACGCCGGAGGCCCCGAAATCGACCGATGCCGTACCAAAGTCCAACCCGGAGGTAATATCCCGCTTGATATTGCCGTATTCGTCATCCCAGCCCTCTCCCAAGCCAAGCGCCATGTTCTCGCCGATCCCCGCAAATACGGGGGACGGGGAGTGAATCCCGAGAACGCCCTTTACTCCATCCACAATACCGTCGAAGAAACCCTTTACCATGCCTGTTAGCCAATCGCCCATTCTCTTGATACCTTCCCAAATTCCTTTGACAAGGGCTATCCCGATTTCGATGGCGGCTTCTCCGATATAGCCTATGGACTGGATAAACGCGGATGCAAGATTTTTGATAATCTTAGGCGCTGCATCCAAAAGCTTTGGCAGATTATCAATTAGGCCCTCTGCAAGCGCAACAATAAACATCGCGCTTGCTTCAATAAGGGCAGCAAGCGTATCTGGCTGAGTCAATATTTCTGCAATCTGTACCACGCAATCAACCAACTGCGGTGCGATTTCCGGCATGGCCGAAGCAATACCTTGCACCAAAGCAATCAGCATTTGCACGCCTGCGTCTAACAATTGCGGTATAACAGACAAAATTGCTCCCGTAATTTCAGGGGCCATATCCGCAAGTGCCGTAACAATTCCGGGAGCTGCATCTACAACTCCCTGCACTAAAGCAGTGGCAGCACTCACAAGCGACGGCAAAACAGAGCTAACAAGCGACGGTAACTGCTCGGAAATAACCGGAGCAAGCCGTGTAATTAAATCTCCAAACCCGGTAAAAATCTTTTCAATACGCGGAAGAATATTTTCAGCCGCTTTGCCGACCGAATAGGTGAAGTTTTCAATCAGCTGGTCAAGGTCTGCGTTATCGTCTGCAATTCCGGTTACAAGGTTTGACCAAGCGGATTTCATCATGTTAACGCTGCCTTCGATAGTGCTTGCCGCTTCCTCCGCCGTTGTCCCGGTGATCCCCATTTGATCTTGGATCACATGGATTGCTTCAATCATCTTGTCGAAAGAAACGCTATTGACTGTGTCCGCTGTGACCTCGACGGTATCGCCCAACACCCCTGAATCGTTGATAAGCCGCGCCATTTCTGTCGCCGTGCCACCATAACCGAGTTTGAGGTTATCCAGCATGGTATAGTTTTGCTTTGCGAAACCTTGATAGGCGTTCTGGATCATCTCCATACTTGTGCCCATCTTGTTCGCGTTATCCGCCATGTCAATGACAGCCTGATTTGCTACCTCCGCCGCCTTTTCTGTGTCACCGCCAAGCCCCTGCAACAGCGATGCAGAAAATGACGTAACCGTGTCCATATACTCATTAGCGGAAAGCCCTGCAGTTTCATACGCACGGTTCGCATATTCCATGACTTTATCAGCAGAGTTTTTAAACAGCGTCTCCACGCCACCGACGAGCTGCTCGTATTCTGCGTATCCGTCGATGGATTTTTTTGTCAATATGGAGATGCCGGTTGCCGCTGCCGTTAGAGCAGCTGCGCCAGCCTTCGCCGCCGTTGCAAGCCCACCTTTCAGTTTGCTTGCCAGTGCATCTGCCTTTTTGCCTGCTTCCGAAAAGCCGCTGTCAACGCCACTGTCATCTACGCTGATTTTTACAAATAGGTCTAATAAATTCACGCTTTCACCACACTTTCTTGGTGATTTTCAAGAAAACGCCCGTGACATTTCGATAAATAAGGCGTATACTTTCATTGAAGGAGGGTTTTGCCATGATCAATTTCAACAAAGATTCCGCATTTGACTTAAAGCCTATTTCCATTGCCGAAGTCCGCGACGAGGTCAACGGTCTTTTGATCGCGGGCGAAGAGATCGCCTGCGCGTTTAAAACGATCCGCGACCAGCTTATCTTCACCAACAAGCGCATCATTTCCGTTGACGTGCAGGGCATCACAGGAAAACGGAAATCGTTCAGCTCTATGCCCTTTTCCAAGGTGCAGTTCTTTGCTATCCAGACACCCGGCCTTGTTGAACTGATCCCCGACAGCGAGCTTGTCCTGACGTTCTCCAATGGCTTTACCGCCAAATTTGAGTTCAAAGGCGATACCGACATCGGGAAGATCGGCCGCATGATCTCGGAATACGTCCTCAAATAACGCCTATCCATTTGCCGCCCCGTCAGGGGTGGCTTTTTTTATCGTCAGCCCGCACCGCGCGACCACATCGGCGGTGATCTCTTCACACGTTCTGTTGTCCTGCTTCTTCGGCTCAATAATGTCCGCGTATCGCGCCTTGATGTAGTTCCCGCCCGCGTATCGCGCCGTGTTTTCGGCCACAATTCGCAGCGCGTCGGTCACATAGATGCGGTATGCCTCGGTTTTCTCTCTCTCTTTGACCCGCGCCACACAGTACCGCAGGAAAAGCTTTACTTGTTTTTGCCCTCGATATTCTCCTGCGCAGAGCCAGAGGATTTTCCGCTCTGCGCTGAGATAAAAAGTTCTCCAAACGCCTCATCCGTCAGAAGTTCTGTTGCGTCCCGCATCAGTTTTGCGAGATTCAGCGTCCCCTTGTAGGCTTCTGCGCTTACGCCTTCGATAGCAGAAAGGATATCGATGATATCCCCCTTATGCTGCTTGAGCAGTGCAGGGAGCGCTTTACGCGCCCGCTGCATTGCAAACTCCTTCGCCGTCATTCCCTCGGGGATCTTTTCACGCCGAAACATGGCGGATGCCTTTTCGTCCTCTGCAATGTTGGCAATGGGGTCAATGATATCTGCGATAACATCAAACACCCGCTCGCCATGAATGTCGGAAAGTTTCATATCAGCCCTCCGCCGTACCGGCCTTAATGTAGATCTCAAAGGGAACCGTGTCCTGTGCCGCCATGGAGTAGTGAGCGGTATACTCAAATGCAAACTGCCCCTTTGCCTTGTCGCTGGTCTGCAGCTGGAAGCCACCGGTTGACAGTGCATTCATCAGGTGGATGGCGATGAAGCCGCCGTTTTTCTCGCCGTTCTTGTCGGAGTAGTCGCCCACCAGCCAGATGTCGGCAAAGTCGGCGTCCGACAGATCGTTCCGAGGCGTGACCTTCCCATCGCTGGTACCCACATCGGCAGCACCGCAAAGGCTCTTTGCAATCTTGGTGTCTGCGTTGATGAACGTGCCCGTCATCTTCGCCTCCCAAGAATCCAGCCGTTTCAGCTCCTTCATGTTCTTAGGGCAGTTGTCAATGTCATCGCCAAAGTCCGAATAGGTCGGCGTTGCGGTAAAATTCACGCCGCCGGTAGTCGCGCCGATCTGTCCCGCCTCTCCGATGGTTCCGGTGGCCGGGGTAAAATCGGTGGTCAAAATACCGGCGTTGATCTGTAATTTCTGAAATGCGTCGGAAGGAATTTTTGTGAATTTCATAGTTTCGTCCTTTCATCAGTTTTGCGACAGATATTCCACCGTGATGTTGAGATACCGCCGCTTGATGTTCTTATCACTCTCGTCCGCGATATTCTGACACCACGGGGATCCGCGCTTGATCCACATCGCCCCTCCGTCATAGGGCACGAACGCGCCGCCCATGCCGATGGCGTCAGAGATTTCCTGTGCCTTGGCGTTGGGGATTGCCTCGCTTTCCGTGTAATACCAGAGGTTAACCGTCAGCGCGATTTCGCCGCTCTCCCATGACCCGGTGATAAGCTCATAGGTCAGCCACGGGAAGGTCGCGTCCTCCAGCACATTGGATGTTGGGTATGCCGGGAGGAATTGAGAAATCCACGCATGGAGCGCCTTGTCCTTTGTCATTTCGGCAGCTCCTTTCGCTCCGCAGTGAAGAATTTAAGCGCCCGGATTGCCGGTCCAGCAGATTTCGGAGCCGCCTTTTCCTCCGGGTTTGACGTCACCCGATAAGTCAGCCCCGTTTCCCCATCCCGAAAATAATCGTTGTACTCAATGGGCACGGCCCGGTTGACCAGCGCGGAATACACCGAGGTCACGCCCTCCTGTTCCGCCCTCCGGGCCTCCATGGATGTGTCAAGCGCCTGATAGTTGAGAAACTCAGCGCCGTCAACCCATTCCGTTATATAGCCGCCAGCGCCGTCGCCCGTGCGTTTCTTTTCAATCAGCACACACTTTTTACCAAACGCATCCAACAGCATTACGGCTCCACCCCCTTGAGTTTCCGCCAATCATTCAATTGGCCTTTAAAAGCACCCTGCCAGCCGTTTAACGCGCTGCCGTCGCTTCCCGCGCTGCGTTTGGTGTAAGAATAGCCCCCGAAGCTCTCGCTTTGATACGGGCTTGCAGCGGCTTCGCCGTTCTTTTCTTCCCACGCGGCAATGTCGATGGAAAGCGTCACAACCGCCTTCGGAACCGCCAGCGCCCACACCGTACCGGTAAATGTTTCATCCGTCAGGTCAACCGCCGGATACAGGTGCAGGCCATCGTTGAACACGGAGCCGCAGATGCGGAAATATTGATTGGTTTGGAGAAAGGGCAGCGTAATGCTGCCATTCTCCACGGTGAACGTGCCCTCGTGAATGTCCACAAGGAACCAGTTGTTCAAGTGCCGTAAGACCTGTTCAAGCATCACGCTGCCCCCCTATTTAGCCCGCACCGGCCACCGAAACGGTAGCCACGGCAATGCCGTCCAGATACTCAGCCCACAGCTTCATGCCCATGATGGCGTACATATCGCCGGTGGCGCGGCTGTAATCGCCGTCGACGTGAACTCCGATCAGGTTGGTCTCGCCCTTCACGGTGTAGTTCAGGCCCAGCTTGGCAAAGTCGCTGTCGCTGGGGTCCACATAGTACAGGTCGATGTTCTCCACGGGCAGAGCGATCACCTTCTTGGAGGCAATGTACTTCTCAGGCAGCAGGAACAGAGTGCGGTAGCCCATGAAGTTCTCCACGTAGTTGATGCCGAACATGGTCTGCACGGTGATCTCCTTGTCGCCCAGGTAATCGTAAGCGTCGATGATGTTGGCGAAGCCCACCACCTCGGTCACGTCCTTATCCAGACCGGCAAACTTGTCCAGCACCTTGCCCTTAGCCATGGCCAAAGCGCGCTGCCACGTCTTCTCGGTCACCTTCAAAGTGCCGGTACCGAGGAAGGTATAGAAGTCGGTCAGGACCTTGTTCTGCAGGGCCACGAGGAAAGCCTCATCGGTCTTCTCCACGGCAACGTCAGCGCCGTACTTTGCCACGCTCTCGATCGTCACGCTCTTGGCATACTTGGAAATGTCGATGTCGCCGTAGGCAACAGGCTCCACCTTCATCTTGGTGAAGGGGATCTCGTCACCCTCAGCCACAGTGCCGCCCTTGAGACCGCCGTCCACGCTGGCCTTGTAGGAAACCAGCTTCGTGCCGGGGGCCTTGCGGATGGGACGCATAATGCCCATGATGTTGCGCAGTGCGTCCCAGTTATCAGCGAAGCGGGACACGAAATCCACCTCACGGGCAGAAGTGGTAAACTGGGCAGAAGTTGTTACGTTAGTTTTCGCAGCCATAAATAGCTCCTTTCAAAAAATCAGTTGTTTTCGCTTGCCATCAGATCGGCAAGCGCTTTCTGGCGCTCCGCCGTAGACATCACATAGCGGCCCTTATCGTCCTTCTTATAGATGTCCTCGCGGGTCTTCGCGCCACCGGTGTTCGCCGGGGGATTGGCAGGATTCGCACCGTGCGTCTGCGTGGTGGAGACAAGCCCCTTGTAGGTGCCGTTTACGAGTGCATCAAGGCTCTTAGTGTCCTTGATCTTCTCGCCGTCCAGCTCCAATGCGGCCATTTCTTCGCCGCAGCCACGCATGGCAAGGTCCAAATTTGCGCCGGTGATGTTTTTGCTCTCAAAGTAAGCGCGCACGGCCTTTTCCTTTGCCGCCTTGCTTTCCTTTGCCGTGACGTCGGATTTGTAAGTTTCAAAGGCCGAGTGTTCCTTCTCGTACTTTTCCTTATAGCCGCCGTCACCCGCTGCCTTGAGGTCGTCCAATTCCTTCTGGACGCTGGGCAGCTTCTCCGCGTCCGCCTTGTACTTCGTGAGATCGTCCTTGAGGGGGTCAACCACGCCCAGATGCAGCGCAACCAAGCGATTTTCGATCTCTTCGGTGCAAGCTTCGCCGAGAATATTTCTAATTTCCGCTCTCGTAAATTTCGCCATGTTATTCGTTCTCCTTTTCCTTGGCCCCAATTCTTCGGGGGCGAACGTTGTATAAAAACCGCTGTACCTCGCGGGTTTTACCTAAAACAAAAGAGCCAACCACCGAGAAAAACTCGGTAGCTGGCTCCTATTGCCCTTTTCCGCGCCCTATTACGCGGAAGTTGAATATTTGATTGTCTTTTTTACCTCTAACACGATATACCCGTCGCCCTTGCGCCGGATCTCCGCGTCATTGCCGCGCCGTATAATGGCCTCGATGGCCTTGATGGTCTCGTTATCCATTTTTTAGCTCGCTTTCCAAAATGTCCCGATACTGTGCGGCATGATCGGCGGCAGCAGGTTTCAGAAACGGCTGCGGTTTATTACCGTGGATCATGTGCCAGTTGCCTACGGGTTGAATAAATCATCTATGCTGATAAACTCATGCAATTTGTATCGAGAATGTATCTTTATAGGGTCGAGTTGGAATATCTCACACCACTCCGTAAGGGTCTTTGTAGCGTTCCCGATTTTGATATTGACGTTTGTACTCCGGTTATTGCACTGTTCTTTAACCGTGGACCACCGGCAATTATCAGGGCAATAGTCACCATCGTTGTCAATGCGGTCAATGGTCAAATCATCCTGATATCCGTGGGACATGGCCCAATCATGGAACGCAATAAAATCAGAACGCCATTCCTCGCATACCTTTATGCCACGTCCGCCGTATCTGTCGTATCGTGCATCATGTTCATTATAACACCTTGCTTTCATGTTTTGCCAGATGTTGTAAATCCTTGTTCCCCCAACCTTAAATCCGGTCTCTGCAAACTTCCTGCGCCCATCGCCCAAGATAAGGTTTTTCTTATCCTGTTCCTTTTTCAAGCAACCACAAGAGCGAATTGCGCCGCATTGCAGGCTATCAGAACGAACAATTTTCACATTTCCACAGTCACACTGACAGACCCAATAGGTTTTTCGCGTTTCCGTTGGATGCAGACCGACTACAACCAATCTGCCAAATCTCTGCCCAGTTAAATCCTTGATGTTTTTGTTGTTTTTCATCGTTCCCACCTCGAATATATTGTACCATATTCGGGCAGAAAAGTCAACGTTTTAACTCAGATTCTATGATTTGTTTGTACTGGCTCAAATGGTCCGCTGCAGATGGCTTTAGGTATGGTTGGGCACGTTGCCCATGCGTAAGGTGAAATTGTCCCTTTGCATCTTGATATACCCAAGGATTCGGCCTGCCACCCGGATAATACTTTCCTGTGCCAAGTTCCGCTTGTGTATCACATAGGCCCCATACTCGCTGTTGGTGCCTATGTAAACCGCATCACCACCTTCGTCTACCACATGGGTAATGCTGTTGCGCAGATTGCCGGTGTCAACGGGGCACAGCTTTTTCGCATATCCCTCTGCCACCAGCCCGATCTTTTCAAGGCCCCGCAGCAGTGCCGCTTTGATCTCAGCAGAAACCTCCGCGCTGTGGTCTTGGATTTCAACGCTCATTTTCAAAACCCTCTTGACTATTTTACGGAAATTGCATATACTACCTATGAGGAAACTCATGTTTCCGTTTTATCGAGGTAATCCTCCGCCCGTTCTGGTGGGGGGTTGCCTCATTTTTTATATCGCCGCGCAAAAAGGACAGACCCGTTATGCAACGCAATTATATCTGCATTAAACGATTTGCTTCTTGTTGCTCTCGCATCCAATACATCAATTAGTTTTTGCTTATCAATCCCATCGGCGACATCAAAAATCACTCCGCCTTGGTTCCCGTGTATCTGCTTTATCGCTTTGCGCAGAGCGCTATCTGCGGCTTTTTCTGTGGAAATCGACTTTATTTCCCATTGCTTCCCTTTCCACAGCATGTCTGGCATTTTCATACCTGGCGTCTGCGATTCTTTCAGTAGCACGAACTTCCCGCCGAATTGATCTCTGAGTTGGTTTGCAATTTCGATTTCGGTCTTGTGCCCCTTTATGTGATATCCGTTTTCGTATCGTACCTTACCCATGCGGGGATTAGCAGAATCTATGTATTTCTTCGTAACATCCTTTTCAGATTTTTCGCTACCCATGTGATATGTGGATAACTGTCTGCCACTGTATCCCTGCTTCGATGCTTCCCACTGTGCGTATGTCATGTCGGATATAAGCCCGTCGCGTGTTCTCCGCAGGCCGTATGATGTATCTACGCCATCCACGACTGAAAGCACCGTACAGCGGCAGTTATACACGAGGTAGCCGGGTGCGGAAGTATCGCCGGGAAACATGATCTCGTTACCATCGACTTTAAACGGCTTGTCAATGTCCACCGTCTGGCCGTCTAACATGGCGTGGGCGTGTCGCGTTCTGCCGTCCAGCGTCGCAAGCCATTGTTTCTTGAGCTTAATGCCCATCTTCTCCGCCGCCGCGTAGCTGTCCATGCGTCCGGCGTTCTGCGCTCCGGTCACGGCAGTTCTGGCCGTGCGGATGGCGGAATCCCGGCTCATGGTGGTGATCCGCTTTTGCAAGTCATCCGCCATGCGCTTGATACTCAACCCCTGTAAGATGGAGCTGGTGACACTGGCCGTAATTTGCCTCTTGCCGTATGCGAGATCGATCCCGCGTTTCAGTGCTCTGTCCTTTGGATAGTACGGCATCAACCCCGGTTGCTCCACGATTAGGCGTTTCACCGTCTGCTCGTCCCACAGGTCAAAGCCCACGTCCCCAGCCACACTCTCGATGGTATACGCCGCATAGTTGCGGTTGAGGGAATAGATACCAGGAGTAGCATCATTGGTGTAAGACACCGCCACAGCGTTTGCATCGGTCACGCGGTGCGCCACCCTGTCACGCATGGCCTGATAGCGTTCCCCACGCCCGATCTGGTTCAGCCGCCATTGCTTATAGTCGGCCTCCGTCCATTCCTTACCGTTTTGCACGGTGCCGATCAGAGCTTTCATTTCCTCGTCGCGCTTTTTGAATTGCTCAAAATACGCGTCGATGGTAGCTTGCAGCTCTTTCCCAGCCTCACGGTACAGCTTCGCAATGCGCCGTTCCAACTTCGCAAGTTCCTTGTCGGTCAGTTGATGCCCAAGATCACTGGTCGCCATCGCCGCTCACCCCCGGCGCGTCCGGATCTTCAATGCTCCGGTCAAGTTCTTCTGCCGCCTTCCGCTTTGCCATGTCCTCGTACTGGTCAATGTCGCCGTTGATGGTCAGCAGCTTCTTTGTGATGTATTCGTCATCGTAATACGCCGCGCCCAGAAGGATGTTCTGTGTTTCCTCGCTCTTGTTGATAATCTGGTTGCGCGTGTAACTCGGCTGGTCCTCAATGCCTGCCAAACGCAGAATCTCAACAATAAACCGCGTTACCTCGGATTCAAACTTGTCCGTCTTCAAATCCAACGGCACATAGCTGGCCTTGATCGCGGTCGCCGTCTGGTTCCCTGCGGATACCGCCGCCGCGTCAAAGCACTGGAAATCTTCGTACAGCTTTTTCTTGAGCATATCAATGGTGCTGCTGGTGCCCTCATAGGGAGCCTCGATGGTCTTACTTTCCACCTTTGCGCCATCATCGCCGTTGGCGTGGGCTACATGGGTGGTTTTCAGCCGTTCAACAAACTTTGCATCGTCCAGATCCGTCATGCCCTCACAATTGGAAATCACCCAATAGATCAGATTGCCCTCGTCCACGTTGTTTACCATGTTGGAGGACGCCAAATCCAGCGCGTCAATGGTATTGCGCTTGCCGACAATCTCGGATAGGCACCGCTTGTTGTTTTTCAGCGGCACGATGGGGAAACTCGGATAATTCCCACCGTCATAGATTTCGGTTTCGCCAACTTCGGCCTTGCGCTCGATCAGCTTATAACTGCGCTTCGGCTGCATGACGTCCATATTTTCGCCGCTGGGCTGGAAATACTCGGTAAAGCCGTCAATCTCATACAGCGTCGCTCTCAACGGCTTATCCTGTGCCACCTGCCAGAACCGGATACCAGCTTTCATTGCACCGTCTTCCTCATCGTAGAGAGGGACAAACTCAAGCAAGGAGAACACCCGCAAATGCGTCAGATCCCAGAAGCCGAAAGACACGCCTGCGATTTTCGCCTCACGCGCCGCATCCATGACTTCCTGGTCAAAGTCCGGGCATAGCTTGTTTGGTGTTTCCTTCTCCGCGAAGGTCACGCCGTTGCCCAGAAGATACGATACCTCCTGATCCACCGCCAGACCGAAGAATCGGCTGGCCAGCTTGTGGTTTGCCGTCCACATATCCGCGTGGGCGCGGCCCTGCATATCATAGATGATCTTTTCATAGCGGTTGATTGTCGGATTCAGCCCGTTGTAATATTCCTCAGCATCCGCCGCCGTCTTATATGCGTGGGATTCACGGTGCTCGTTGATCGCGCTGCGGATAAACTCCATCCGCGCCTTTTCGTCCTCGCCCACCGCCACAAGGTCATTATATGTCTTAATCTCCGCTCACCCCTTGTCTCAGAATGGAAACATAATCAGAGCTGTCGCGTTTGTTCCACAACCGCTTTACGATGCTGGCCGCGCTGTCCGGCGCGTCATCATGCTCCACGTTCTCGTTGTAATCGCAAATCTGGTCGATATACGCATCATCCGTCCCGGCCACAAAAACCACATTGCGCCATTCCGCCTTGAGATAGCTTGTGATTTTAAGGGATTTGTTCATGCTTTCGTGATAGGTAACGGCCCGTTCCCCCTTCGCGCGCAACGCCTTTGCCAGATAGCCCTTGTCGGCGTTGGTCTCGCAGTAAATCACCCCAGCATTGAAAGACTTCCGAAGCCGGATGATCTCATCCATGCAATCGTCCACATGCTTGTGCCAAAGCCGCCCATAGAGGTAATATGTCGTTCCCTTCTTCCGGGCGACCGTAAACGCCGTGTAGTCATCGCCGCCGTATGCCGCGTCGATATGGCAAATGCCCTGCTCTGCAAGGCAAGGCTCCGCGCCCATTTGCGGCGTGTCAAAGATCACATCATCACTGGCAATGTGCCGCAGCTCGTAGTTTGCTGCAAACAGGGATGACGTCATAGACGATTTAATGGTTTGCAACTCATCCCCGGAGATCAACCCAGTTGAATAGCAATCGTACTTTTCGATATTCGGCATCATGGAAAACGCGTCTTCCTTGTGCCAGGGCGTTCCGGTGTTAAAAATGCGCCCGCCACGATTGCGGATATTCTGTAACTCCTGATAGATCGTTTTTGTATGGTCTCGCTCTGCGCGGGAAATGCGATCCTGCACGTTTACAATATCGTCCGTAAATATGCGGTCAAAATGCTTGCCGGTCAAGGACCCGTTCACGCCGCACGCCACAAGCTGGCTCGTGCCCTTGTTGTCCGCTGCCAGATTCGTGGAAATCTCCGTCGCGGATACCGTTGTCAGGATCAGCGGTTTTCCGTGGATCTTCTCGCACAGTGCCTCCATGTATGGCGATAGCAGCAGATTTCGCACCTGCCGCACAACCTCTTTCACGTCCGCATCCGTTTTTCGCATAAACAGCGTTTTGAGATTCGGCAGAAGGACGATGATCTCCGCCAGCGCAATCGAAACGCACGTTGTTTTGTAGCTGCCACGATGCGCCTGCAAGGTTTTGTCCTCACTACCGCGCACCATATCCTGTATCCATGCGTTGTGCAGCGCGCCCAGCTTATCAAACCCAACGGCATGACCGAACGCAATGGGATTATGTATCAGCAGTTCCGCCGCTTGTATCCGCGTCATTCTGCATCACCATCTTCTCCAACTCGTCCAATGCAATGCCCTTCGCGTCCGTCACCGCCACGTCCACGCTGTCACGCTGCCCCAAAAATTGTTTACCGAGGAAGATCGCCATTGTAGCGTTCTTTTCAGCCAATCGCCATTGGCTCCGACGCAGCGAAATTTTCCCCGCTCCGCGCTTTTGTTTAAATACCTCGGAAAAACTGGCATGATAGGTGCGTTTACACCAACTATCCAGCGTTTTATCAGTCACATCAAACCAGCCGCAGATTTCCTCAAGCGTGCATTGCAGGCCGCAGAGGTTTTCGAACTGCTTCTGATCTATTTCCTTTCTTGGCCTTGCCATACGCGCCCTCCTTTCTCGCAGTCAGTTTTCTCGCCACCAATGTATGCAGGCCATTCATGGCCCCTGTAATATCGCCGGACTTAATCAGCCCGTTCAGTGTTTTCATCTGCTGTGTGGATAAATACTGCTGGTTTTTCTTCAACATCTTCCGCGCAGTCGCCTGAGCATCAGTCATGCAGAAGCACCGCCTTCTTTCCGGTGAACTTCTCCCACCGGTCAACAATGACGTCGGCATACTTCGGGTCAAACTCCATGCAGAAAGCGTGTCTGCCATTCTGCTCCGCTGCCATGATCGTTGTGCCGGAGCCAGCAAACAGGTCAAGTACATTCTCACCCGGCTTACTAGAACACTGCATCTGGTAATCAAACAGCTTAATCGGCTTCATGGTCGGATGCTCCGCAGATTTGACAGGCTTATCGAAATTTAGCACAGTTGTCTGCCTGCGGTTCTTGAAGAAGTAGTGCTTCTTGCCTTCCGTCCATCCGTAAAGGCAAGGCTCATGCGCATCCTCTTCAATCTCGCTCTCACCGTACAGGCAAGGTTCATGTTTCCACTGGAAATCCTGTCTCCCCATTACGAGGGAATTCTTCACCCAAATCAGGCACTGCCGGACGCGCAGCATCGAATCTTTACACGCACCACGGAAGTTATACCCCTCGCTGTCTGCATGCCAGATGTAGAACGGAGCGCCGGGTTTCATAACCATCGCTGCATTGGAGAAAGCATCCGTCAGGAACTGCCTAAAGGCTGCATCTTCCATGTTATCGTTCTTGATTTTACCGGCGGTGCCCTGATAGTCCACATTGTACGGAGGATCGGTGAGAAGAAGATCGATTTGTGCCCCCCCC